AACAAGGGCTATCACCAAACTCATCTGCGTCTGAAACGACTTACACCGGATGGGGTGATTTGTTATCCAACGGATTTAAAATTCGCAGAACAGATGGCGCATGGAACGCATCCGGCGGCACATACATCTACATGGCGTTCGCAACATCGCCGTTTAAGAATTCTTTAGCGAGGTAGTCATGTTTGCAATAATCTCCAACGGCGTTATCGCCCTCCTAGTACCCGCTGGCACAGCCTTCACATGGGACGGCGTTCAATACCCCGCCAACTGGTGCAACCTGTCTAGCCCCGAAGAAAAAGCGGCTATCGGCATGGTCGATGTGGTGTACGGTCAATACCCAAACGACACCTACTACTGGGTTAGCCAAGACGCTCCTGTGTACAACGGCACGGTGGTCGAGATCAACTACACCGCTACACCTAAAGATTTGTTTGAGTGCCAAATGCAAGCGGTCAACGCTGTGCAAGCCCAAGCGTACTCAATCCTGTTGCCCTCAGATTGGCGAGTGGTTAAAGGTTACGAAACCAAATCAGCCATCCCAATGGATTGGAATACTTGGCGTCAAGACATCCGCACGCAATGCGACGCTCAGATTATTGCCATTAACGGCTGCACAACTGTTGCAGAACTAGCAGCGTTACCGTCCGTGGTTTGGGCGCATGATCCTAATTGGATACCTCCTGCTGTACAGGAAGATGCGCCCGCTATATAATTTTTAACGTATCGGCCCGTTAGACCGAGGTTTCTCAGGAAACAAAAATGTCAGAAGAAGTAACCTTAGCGGTAGTACCCGCGCCAGAACAGGACGTTACGGCAACACCTGTACCTGAAGTTTCAGCGCCGGAAGTAGTCGAAGTTGATCAGCAAGAGGAAAAGAAGTACTCCCAGGCTGAAATCGACGCGATGATTGGTAAACGACTTGCAAGAGAACAACGTAAGTGGGAAAGAGAACAGACGCAACGTGCGGTGCAAGCCCCACAGCAAAGTGCTCCACCCGTACCGGAAGGTTTTGCATCCACTGAAGAGTACATCGACGCAGTAGCCGAGTACAAAGCAACGGAAAAACTTGCGGCACGGGAAGCACAAAAGCAGCAGTCTGCAATCTTGGAGTCCTACCACGACAAGGAAGAAGAAGCACGGACGAAGTATGACGACTTTGAACAAGTCGCCTACAACCCCAACCTTCCAATCACTGACGTGATGGCTCAAACCATTCAAGCTTCTGATATTGGTCCCGACATGGCTTATCACCTAGGGGCAAATCCGAAAGAAGCTGAGCGGATTTCCAGACTTTCGCCATTCTTACAAGCCAAAGAAATTGGGAAGCTCGAAGCCAAATTGGCCGCTGATCCTCCCACCAAAAAGACCTCTTCGGCGCCAACGCCTATTAGTCCGGTCACTGCAAGAAGCACGGGGTCACCCTCGTACGATACAACCGACCCACGCTCCATCAAGTCGATGAGCACCTCGGATTGGATCGAAGCTGAAAGGCAGCGTCAGATTAAGAAGCAAGAAGCGCTACGTAACCGCTAACTTACTTTTTTAAAGGAACTACCATGTCAAATAGCTTATTGACCATTGACATGATCACCCGTAAGTCTCTCGAAATCCTCGAGAACAACCTGGTGCTCACACGTAACGTAAACCGCCAATATGACGATTCCTTCGCTGTTGAAGGCGCCAAAATTGGTTCAACCCTCCGTATCCGCCTGCCCGATCGCGCGCTGGTGACTGACGGTGCCGCCCTGCAAGTTCAGGCCGACAACGAACAGTTCACAACGCTGACGGTGTCTAGCCAAAAGCATATCGGCGTGAACTTCACGTCTGCCGAACTTACAATGCAATTGGACGACTTTGCAGAGCGTGTTTTGAAGCCTCGCGTATCGCAGCTCGCATCTTCGGTTGACGCCGACGTTGCAACTTCGTACAAAGGCATCGCCAACACAGTAGGCACTCCAGGCACGACTCCTTCGACTTCTTTGGTTTTGCTCCAAGCTAACCAGAAGCTTAACGAGTTTGCTACGCCTATGAGCCCACGCTATGCGACTGTTAACCCAGCCGCTAACGCTGGTCTAGTTGAAGGCATGAAGGGCTTGTTTAACCCAACCGGCACTATCAGCCGCCAGTTCAAAAACGGCATGATGGGTGAAGGCATTTTGGGTCTGGACGAGATCAACATGTCGCAGTCTATTGCTAACCACACGAACGGCGATTGGGGCACAAGCATCACTGTGACTTCAACTGTCACGACTGAAGGTCAATCCACCTTGCCAATCAGCTTTACTGGTTCAAGCAAGACATGGAACGTGGGCGACGTATTCACTATCGCTAGTGTTTTCGCTGTTAACCCACAGACACGTCAATCGACCGGCAGCCTCCAACAGTTCACCGTAACTGCTGTGGCAACTGGTTCTTCGACTGCTACGCTGAGCATCAGCCCAGCTCTGTACACCGCTGGAAACGCATTGGCTACTGTTCTTGCATTCCCGCAAGCTGGCGCTGTTGTGACAATGGTTGGTTCGGCTAACACCGGCTACCCACAGAACTTGGTCTACCACAAAGATGCCATTAGCTTTGCTACGGCTGACTTGTTGTTGCCACAAGGCGTTGACATGGCTAGCCGCCAAGTCCACAACGGTATTTCGTTGCGTATCGTACGTCAGTACGACATCAACAACGACCGTCTGCCTTGCCGTATTGATGTTCTGTATGGCTACGCTGCCATCCGTCCTATCACTGCGGTTCGTATGTGGGGCTAAACCAGTGGGGGCTTCGGCCCCCATTTGTAACTTTTTTTAAGGATATTTATCATGGCACTTTCTAATGGCACAGGCGGTTATCAAATCGGTGCAGGCGCAACTGACGAAGCAATTATGTTTGTTCAGGGCGCACCTACTGCATTGACAGCCGCAGCAACCGCAACGTCTGCACAACTCCAAAATGGTCTGTTTACTTTTGTTGGGACTGCTGGCAGCCTAACATTGCCAACAGTCGCTTTGTTGGAAGCAGATATGTTGAGCGCACAAAAGGTCAATTCTGCATTTGATTTCTTCATCATCAACACAGATGATACAGATTCAGTCACTTTGGCTGTTGGCACTGGTTGGACAATTGTTGGAGCGGCTGCGGTAACTACCGCAACGTCAGCCCATTTCCGCGCGCGCAAGACTGGCGACGGCACTTGGACTGCATACCGCATTAGCTAATGTAACAACCCCGTCCTTCGGGGCGGGGATTTAAAGAGGAATCAATCATGGCGAATACCAAACCTATTGGTGTAGCGTATGAAGATCAGTACCTTAACGGCGCGCTTATTGAAAACAGCACCATTACTATCCCTGGAACGACTTTAAACGCCGTTACCATTGGTAGTTCGGGTGGTACTGCTGGTTTTTATGGCACATCTCCGGTAGCTAAAGGTGCGGCTCTTACTACAGCGCTTACATCTATTACTGCTACAGCACCAGGAACACCTGACTACGCTATTGCTAACCTTACGTCTACAACGCCGTTTGGTTTTGCTTCAGCCGATGAAGGTCAAACTGTGTTGACAGTTATTGCAAACTTGCAAGCCCGCGTAAACCAGCTAGAAGCTCGCCTACAAACTTACGGTTTGTTAGCTTAATAAGGCGGGGGCCTCGGCCCCCAACTCAAAATGAACATATACCTAGAACATCCCTTGCACGGTCAAAAAGTTGCCACAATGGAACTTGAAGCCGAAGAAGATGAAAAAAATGGTTGGGTGCGTTATACTTTGGATACGCCTGAAGATGCGGAGCCGGTAAACGCGCTAAAACGTAAACGTAAAACTTCGGAGTAGCCATGAGCACCACAGCCGGCGATCAGATAAATGGGGCGCTGCGCCTAATCGGCCAATTAGCCGAGGCTGAAACGCCTTCGGCCGCTACTGCTGAAGATGCGCTGGCAACACTTAACCAGATGATTGATTCGTGGAACACCGAGCGCTTGTCGGTGTTTTGTACGCAAGACCAAATCTTTTCTTGGCTGCCAGGGTTTATGACCCGCACGCTAGGACCTACGGGAGATTTCATTGGAAACCGCCCGATTCTTATTGACGATTCAACTTATTTTCGCGATCCTTCTTCTGGTATTTCATTCGGCATTAAGCTAATCAACCAGCAGCAATACAACGGTATCGCGGTCAAAACGGTCACGTCAACTTATCCACAAGTCATGTTTGTAAATATGACTTACCCCAACATCACAATGACTGTCTATCCGGTGCCGACCAAGGTACTGGAATGGCACTTTGTGTCGGTTCAAGAGCTTACAACACCTGCGCTACTGAGCACGCCCTTGGCGTTTCCACCAGGCTATCTCAGAGCCTTTAAGTACAACCTCGCATGTGAGCTTGCTCCCGAGTTTGGTGTTGAGCCGTCGCCCACCGTGCAGCGCGTTGCGATGACTTCTAAGCGTAACTTGAAGCGCATCAACAACCCTGACGATATCATGTCCTTGCCATACTCAATTGTGGCCACACGTCAGCGCTTTAACATCTTTGCGGGTAACTATTAATGCAGTCACCTATCCTCGGATCAGCTTATGTGGCTCGCAGCGTTAACGCTGCCGATAGCCGCATGATCAATTTGTTTCCCGAGGTTATACCAGAAGGCGGCCATACTCCTGCGTTTCTTAACCGCGCCCCAGGTTTAAAGCTTGAAGTTGCCGTCGGCACAGGCCCTGTACGCGGGCTGTGGACGTTTGGCGGGTATGCGTATGTAGCATCAGGGAATACCCTATATAAGTTAGATTCTACGTACACCATTACAACAATTGGCACTTTGGCTAACGATGGTCCGGTGTCAATGGCCGATGATGGCACGCATTTGTTTATTGCGTGTAACGGCCCAAGTTTTGTCTACAACGCTACAACTTTAGCGTTTGGTCAGATTACCGATCCAGACTTTCCAGGCGCGCTAACCGTGTCCTACCTCGGTGGCTATTTTGTTTTTATTGAGCCCGACAGCCAACGCGTGTGGGTGACTGAATTACTTGACCCCACGTCTATCGACCCGCTTGACTTTGCAAGTGCTGAAGGCAGCCCAGACGGGTTGGTGTCATCCATTACCGACCATTCTGAAATTTGGTTGTTTGGCACAAACTCGGTTGAGGTTTGGTACAACGCGGGTACGGCAGACTTCCCATTACAGCGCATTCAAGGCGCGTTTAACGAGATTGGATGCGCGGCTACCTATTCGGTTGCCAAACTTGATAACGGCCTGTTTTGGCTTGGTGCTGACGCCCGTGGGCGGGGTATTGTCTATCGCGCTAACGGTTATACCGGCACACGCATTAGCACCCACGCCGTTGAATGGCAAATTCAGCAATACGGCGACATCTCCGACGCTATTGCGTACACGTACCAGCAAGACGGTCATGCGTTCTATGTGTTGACTTTTCCGACCGCTGATCGCACTTGGGTGTACGATGTGGCAACCCAAGCGTGGCATGAGCGTGCAAGCTTTACCAATGGCGATTTTGGTCGCCATCGCAGCAACTGCCAAATGGTATTTAATAACGAGATCATCGTAGGCGATTACCAAAACGGCAACTTGTATTCGTTTGATTTAGAAGTTTACGCAGATGGCCCCCGCGTACAGAAATGGTTGCGCTCTTGGCGCGCGTTGCCCACCGGCACAAACAACCTAAACCGCACGGCGCAGCATAGTTTGCAACTTGATTGCGAATCCGGTGTAGGCGCTGTGGGCGTGACTGAAGTGCCTGGGCATATTTACCTGACCCCCTTGACTATCGGTGACTTAGGCATTGAGGACGAGATTGTTATCGTCAACTCAATTGACCTGTATGTTGAGCCACAAGTCATGTTGCGTTGGTCCGATGACGGTGGGCACACGTGGTCTAACGAACATTGGCAGTCAATGGGAACCCAAGGCGGTTACGGCACCCGCGTCTTTTGGCGACGTCTTGGCATGACGCTTAAATTGCGTGACCGTGTCTACGAAATCTCAGGCACTGATCCGGTTAAGATTGCCATCATGGGCGCTGAGTTACATGTGAGTGCTACAAATGGCTAACGTCACCCAAATTCCAGCACCGCGTGTGCCAATTGTTGACCCCACAACAGGGCTCATGTCGCGCGAATGGTTCAGGTTTTTTAACGCCGTATACGAACAGCTTGGGGGCGGCGAAGGCGGCGCTACAGGCACCTTTACAACTGTTGATTCCAAGACCGTGACTGTCGTCAACGGCATTATTACAGGGATAGTCTGATGTCAATTAACATTTCCTACTTAGCTGGCGCAGGCGCTCAATTCTTTGACAGCAACGGCGATCCCTTGGCCGGTGGTCTGCTGTACACGTACAACGCCGGTACCACAACGCCCGTATCAACTTACACGTCACGCTCAGGCGTGGCTTTTAACACTAACCCAATTGTGTTGAATTCGGCAGGACGTACGCCGGCTGAGATTTGGCTAGAAGGCGGTGTGCTGTACAAGTTTGTGCTGAAAGACTCGACTTTTGTTCAGATTGGCAGCTACGACAACATTCCGGCTGTAAATGATCCGACCACGACCAACAACTTAATTACGGTTGCGGGAACTAACGCGTTGACAGGTTTGGCGATTCCCCCTTTGGAGGGCTACACCGCCGGCGCACAGTATTCGTTCATAGCGCAAAACACAAACACCGGCGCCGTCACACTCGACATTGACAGCTTGGGCGTTAAAGCCGTAACCAAGTTTGGAACGACAGCTTTGTCTGCCGGTGACATCGTTGCCGGTGCGATAACGCTAGTGGAATACGACGGCACACGTTTTCAATTAATTAACGTCACTAGCAACACGTTCAAGTACATTGTTGAGCCTACAACCATTTCGGCTACAGCCGCTACAGGCACAATCAATTACGACGTGGCAACACAATCCATCGTGTACTACACGACTAATGCAAGTGCCAACTGGACAATGAACTTTAGGGCAAATAGCGGGGCTACGCTTAACAGCTTGATGGCTACTGGCCAAACTATTACAGTGACGTTTATGGCAACCCAAGGTGCTACTGCTTACTACAACAGCGCGGTCACAATTGACGGTTCGGCAGTGACCCCTAAATGGCAGAGCGGTATTGCGCCAAACGCCGGTAACATCAACTCAATAGACACATACACTTACGCCATTGTTAAAACCGGCAACGCGGCGTTTACTGTGTTGGCTTCGCAAACAAGGTACGCATAAATGCCACGCTTATCTACCATTGGCGTAGCATCGGCGGGTGCGTTTGGCTTTGGCACAAACGCGCTAATCCCTATTGAATACCTTATTATTGCGGGCGGTGGTGGTGGCACGATAAAGATTGACGCTAATAGTAAAGGCGGGGGCGGCGGCGCAGGTGGCTATAGAACCTCAACTTTTAATTTAACTAGCAATACTTTATATACTGTTGTTGTTGGCGGGGGCGGCGCAAGCGGCTCTAATGGAACCAACTCTTCTGCGTTCGGGATAACATCTTTAGGTGGCGGTAGCCAAGGCGTCACTGGCGGTTCTGGAAGCGGCGCTCAATTTGGTACTGGCGCTGTAGGCGCGGGTGCGGGTACTGCGGGGCAAGGTTTTGCTGGCGGCAGCGCATCAGATAACGGCGGTGGTGGTGGCGGTGCGTCGGCTGTTGGCGGCGCGGGCAGTGGCATTAACGGAGGCGCAGGTGGTGCCGGTTCATCATCTTCAATCACCGGATCGGCCGTTACTCGCGGTGGTGGAGGCGGCGGACTTAGCGATAACAATCCTGGTGCTGGAGGTGCGGGTGGAGGCGGTGCAGGTGGCGGCCCAAGTAGCGGCGGAAGCGGTACGGCCGGCACCATTAACACAGGTGGAGGCGGAGGCGGAGGCGGCGGTGCTGGGGTTAGCGCATCTGGCGGCTCAGGCTTTATTGCTATCCGTTACCTTGGACCTCAACGCATGACCGGCGGCACGTACTCGCTTGTTGGAGGATATTCAATCCATGTCTTTACAACTTCAGCGAGTTTGCAAACATGACCTATTTTGCAAAAGTTTCTAATGGTATTGTTGAGGAAGTCATCCGCGCCGATCAAGACTTTATTGACACGGGCTTGGTGGGCGACCCCGCACATTGGATTAAAACTTCATACAACACCCGTGGCAACGTCTACTACATCCCCAACACCAATACGCCTGACCCTGATCAGTCTAAAAAACTAAGGGGCAATTACGCCGGCATTGGTTACACCTACGACTTGGTCAACGACGTCTTCTACGCCCCCGACCCAGGCCCAGGCTGGGTACTGGATACAGACACTTGGCTATGGGTTGAAGTGCCATGAATATGACTGTGTCTTATAGCGGCATGTTGGCTAAGCCCGTAGACATGCGCGGGCGGGTCGAGGCGCTTCAAGCGGCGATGTCAGAAATGTCGCAGTACGAGCCGCCCACCAACCATACGTTTCACGGTGGAATGTACTGCCGCCAAGTTTGGCGCAAAGCAGGCGTCACAATCGTTGGAAAAGTCCATAAAAAAGAACATTTTTATCTAGTTGTGTCAGGTACTGTGTCAATTACGACCGATGACGGGGTAAAATCCATTACAGGTCCATGTCTTATCAACAGTATGCCAGGCACTAAACGAGCGGTATATGCAGAAACTGACGCATTGTGCATGACCTTTCACGTTGTTGACGCTCAGAATGTTGAGCAAGCTGAAGCTGAATTAGTTGAAGAAGACGCCAACAGTATGTTTACTATTGGTAATATCGTTAAGGACAAAGAGGTACTGACATGACATTTGTAGCCGCAGCAGTTATCGGAGGTGTAGCCACCATAGGTGGTGCGTACATGGCCAGTAGAGCCGCAGGACGTGCGGCTGACACGCAAGCTGACGCTGCGCGGGAAGCTGCTGACCTTCAGTATAGAGTTTCGCAAGATCAGATTGCAGCGCAAAAAGAAGCGCTTGACAAACAATTAGCCGCGCAAGGTGGGTATCTTGATAAGCAATTGGCAGCTAGTTACGACACGCTAGAAAAGCAACTAGCGTTTCAAAAACAAGTTTATGAGCAACAGCGTGCCGATCTTGCGCCCTACCGTGAATCTGGTTTAGCTGGTCAGAACAAGTTAATGGAATACCTTGGCATTGGCGGCGATAGAGCGGCCGCTAACTACGGTAAATTTGCAACGGCTGAGTTTACGCCAGAAGCATTTGCCGCAGGGCAAGACCCAGGCTACGGCTTCCGTATGTCCGAAGGTTTGAAAGCTGTTGATCGTCAAGCAGCAGCCCGTGGTGGTTTAATTTCCGGTGCGGCTCTTAAAGCATCCCAGCGCTTTGGTCAAGAGATGGCATCGCAAGAGTACGGCAACGCTTTTAACCGTTACCAGACAATTCGCGGCAACACATTAAGCCCGTATCAGAACTTGCAAGGCGTGGGGTTGAACGCCGCTAACATGACAGGTGCTGCGGGCGCTAATTACGGCAGCGCTGGTGGCCAAGCAATGGGCGCAGCCGGCGGAGGCGCAATGAATGCGTACGGCGCAGCCTCACAGGGCGCTACAGGCGCGTATGGTGCGCTAGGCACGGGTACGTACAACGCTCTTGGTGGGTATGGCGCGGGTGCGAGTGAAGCGATGCTAGGCGGTGCTAACGCACGCGCGTCTGGTTACATTGGCAGCGCTAACGCTATCACCGGCGGCATCAGCAACCTAAGCAATCAGTATTATCAAAATCAATTGTTAAATATGTTAGGTAACCGCAGTGGCGGTGCATCTAACGTAGCCTTTGGTGGCGCACCTTAAGGATTAAGTCATGCCAATCAACCCAAACATTGCGTTAGGCGTTCAGCAACAGCAGCCCGTTAATATGCTTGGCCAATTAGGTCAAATTTATGCTTTAAAAGGTGCAAAGCAAGAATTTGAAGGCAACGAAGCATTGCGTGAAGCATACGCCCAAGGCGGCGATTTAAACGATCCTGCGTTTCGTCAACGTGTAATGGCGGCAAACCCTAAATTGGGTAGCCAACTTATTAAGACAAGCGCTGAAACGTCTAAGTTGCAAAATGAAGCCGTTGCAAAACGTATTGAATTGTCGAGAGAAATGTTAACCGGCATTAACACGCCAGAAGATTATCTAGCGTGGCATGAGTCTAACCATAGAGACCCCGTGTTAGGTAGCTATCTTTCTCAGCGTGGTGTAACCGCTGAAGACTCTCGCGCCAAAATTATGGCCGAACTTAGTAAGCCTGGTGGCTTGGAGCGGCTTAAGCGCGAATCAGCACTTGGCGCAGGTAAATTGCAACAAGAACTCATGCAAACTGAACGATCTGTTCAGGTAGCCAATATTGGGGCGGGGCCTGGGTACCAACGCAATGCGCTTGAACGTGAAAAAATGGAATTTGAAAGAGCCAATCCGGTACTTAGCCGAGT